CAAGAAAGGAGGACTCACACTGGAGCCCACCCTCGCCTGAGTTGGGTCGAGCGAGGAACAACGACCACTGATGGGTCATCGATTAACGGTGACAATAAGTCACGCATTAATCGAGTCCAGCCATCGATTTTCGACGGTACCTTTCGCGTTTTAAGCGAAAGGACCTTGAATTCCGACCGCTGGAAATTTCGGTTCCATCTACACTGGAAGAGCTTGGAGTTATACTCCTCAGCTTCTTCAGGAGAATGGAAAATGCGACTTGGATAGCTACTTCGAGAAGTACCTGCAGGAATTTTTCCGTAGGCATTCTCGAGAAGATTCCAAATAGCATTACTTGTGTTCGTATAACCTCTACTACCAAGTTCATTGGCAAGGGACACATACGAAGCATAAGCCGAACCATCAGAACGACGACCCGTCCACGGTTTCCGTAATCGTGCAGGTGTGACATAGACCCCTCTAAAGGCGTCCGTGCCACAACTTTCACGAAAGGATCCCGTGATGCAAGACTTTTGCTTGTTGACCACTAGGCCAACATGCTCAAGTGCTCGCATACATCGCGGAGCCCATGTGACAGGAACGATTATATCGTCCCCGTACACAAAGACCCGCTCTCCCACTCTTCGTAGTGGCAGGCGCGTGTCCAACACCGTGGCAGCTACCATAAGGACCCAAAAGCAATAAGCCTCAACGGGAAAGCATAAAGCTGATCCCATTGGGGCGAATTTCTTAAGTTCCATAATACTTCCATCAGGAAGTAAGGTAGCCGTCGTTCGGCAGGCCTCCAAAGCTCGTAGTAATTCTGGCACATGGCAGAAAATCCTACGAACCAGCTGGAGACCAACCCGGTCCGATGCGTCCTTAAGATCAAGAGTAGCGTACTCTCCGTTAATTGAAGAACGAAGAGCAAGCTGCTGATTGATCTCTTGGCGTGTAAAGTTGATCTGACCTTTTGTAAGTCTATGACTTTCCAAATGGCTGACCATCTTTCGCCCAAGCCCTTGTTGAATCCACTGGTATTCCAGCGGTTCACAAGAGATGAGGCGCGGACCTCGCGAATCTTTTGGAACGAGTACAACTTTTGCGACACCACTTTCGTGGCGCTCCAATTGTTTGTACCATCCCAGCCGATCCAAAAGCTCTCGCCCGCCCCCTACCATGAAATAATCATAGTAGGGAAACACCTGGTGAATCGAATTGTAGAGACGGGAAAATTCCCATTTCTCTTCAAGTCGTTCCCCGGTGGCCACCGCCCCAGGGCCATGCTTCGGTCGAATATCTTTCGGATCGAAATCCGAAAAGATATTCTTGGTTATGCGAGCGGACAACTCTAATAAAGAGTAGTCTTCAGCATAATCAATAAGTCCGATTTCTTCATCAGTACGAACAAAATTCTCAATTACTTGAGAAATTTGATCTTCCTGATAAGGAAGTTCGAGCTTATACGCGAAGAAGAGTACTTGCCTTAAATGCTTAATAGCAATAGGGCAAGCATCCTCCCTGAGGGCACCGTCTCCGTCAAACACAAGTTTGAAGTACGCCTGCATGAAAGCGGGCCTACAACGACTTTCGTGTGAGTGTTTAAACTCACGCGGAAGCGAGAAACTTGTGCTTACCAACCCAAGATCAAGAGCTTTTCCTAATTTAGGAAGAGTCTTGGTTAGGAAGGCAAGACCCTCATTGCGCGTGCGCGTGGCTAACGTCACACAATCTCGCAATGTGGATTTTGACTGAGTCGTACCGAGTGGATCGTCACGAATCAGCTGCAAACAAAGGTCGAGAGTAACACTCTCAACTTGGCTTTTCAGTAGGTCCATAACGGAGCTACTCCAAGCCACACTTGCAGACCGAACAGTACGACTCAGCGGTGAGCATTTAGCTCTTGAGTATGTTAATCTGTCGAACGGGTGTCAACAACGCTTCTGAACGCCACCGGATGAACCATCCTGTGAGTTTAAAAGTGTTGTCCGTTCGAAAGATTAATCATGACTCTCCGCGGAGAAGTGCATCGACATTGGCAGTGGTTGCAATTGTTGCAATCACGCCATCCGTGCAGAAATCGATGGCATTAGCCAGCAAGTTCTTCACGTGTGTCGCCGTGATGGCGGGGTTACGAGGTTGAGCAATCGTAAGATTGATCGTCGCCGT